AAACTATAGTTTCGGCGAAAGGCGAGGTGGCTGGTGCAGAATCAAAACTGCTAGCATAATTCCATGCAGCGAATTGTGCTGAAGTACAAACAGATACAGTAATACTGTTACCTAATGCCCCAGCATAACGTGCAACCCAATCGCCAGCAGAAGTCAAAGTAGCTGCAGGTAAAGCATCTTCGTTTGTAATTAAAAGTGCAGTTCCGCCTGCAGCATTTACTGCATCGCTGGCTTGTGCTCGTACAACTTTAAGTAGCTGACCATATTTTAAAAATCCAGCTGCTGGTAAAAAGTATTGTGCTGTAGTGTCGTCAGGTGTACCAAATATCTGAGCAAGTTCTTTTTCAGAACTTACACTTACAACTTGATCAATCGGACCCCATAAGAAATGCCCTGCTGTGCCACCAATACTGGTAGATACTGCGGGAATCACGTTCGTTGCGTCGATTTCTTTTACCTCGACGCCGGGCGAGACTTGAAATGCCATTGTTATATCCTCTCAATGAGTTAAAAATAGTGTGTATTACATTATACGGTATGTGCTCAATTACTATTATTTATAATAAATTATAATTCAGGATTGTGTGAGATCCATCTCGTACCACCAATATCAACCACTTCTTCGACTTCAGTATCTGCTGCATTACTAATAAAGCCGAATGGTAATAAATCATCTTGTATTGCTTTTAGTTGTTCTTTATATAACATATTCTTCATATCAATATCAGTGATACCATTGAATATATCTGTTGTAGCAAACCATGCAAACATAACTAGATTCATAACTAAGTCATCATGATTGTTACCTGATGCTTGATATGAAGTTCCTCTTGCTTCGAATGTACTCATTTCAATAATTGTATTTGCATCAACTATATGCAATTTCTTTTGTTCAATAAAGTCTTTTAGTGTAGAACAACCAATACGTTTAACACGTTTAGTCATTGTAGCACCAATCGCTCCGGATTTAATAGTCGATTCAACGAATAGATTCTCATATTCTAAATCATAATATAGACCATTACATACTACAGATCCTTGATCATTTGATTCTACAATAACATATGCTTCATTGTATGTCATAGCATATTTATAAATCACATCAGGAAAGAGTAAAGGCGATAGGTTATTATCTCTAAACGTTGCAACTTGTTTAAATGGTTCTACAGATGTATCGATGATGTTAAAAGTAGAGTAATCTTGTCCTCGTCCTTTTGCTACATCAACTATCATGATATAGTTATGGTCTACAATCGGCTGTTGGTATATGTAAGCATTTTCTTTTACATATATTGGATCTTCTGCTTTTTGGTTTAATAAAGCTTCGGATGATATAAGACTATTGCCTCTGCCTTGAAAGGTATTACCGAACTCTTGATCAAACTGTATCTCTGAAGTGTTAGCAATCGTTTGCTTTTTCCACTTCTCATCTCTACCTGGAACATCCCACCAATCTACTCTAAATGGTTTAAATTCGTTTGTCTTAGTAACAGCACCTTCCCATAGTTTATGGAATACGTTACCGATACCATTTGCTGTAGAAGTAATGATTATCTTAGTGTTCTTACCAGATGATACAACAGGATACGTAGACGTATAGAACGTAGCATCGTTATCAATGAATGCAAACTCATCAAGGAAGAGTAAGTTAATCGATAGACCACGAATAGAACTACCAGAAGTGGCTGCAGCAATTATCTTTGAGTTATTACTAAACTCTATAGAACCTTTGTTTAATGCTTTACATCCTGGCTGTAAAAAGAATGGCAAGTTCTCTAACATAAGAGTAACTCGAGCCAGCATTTCTCTAGCAGTTGCACCTTTGTTTGCAAGTATAGCAATAGTCTTTTCAGGATGGAATATAGCATACCATAAGAGATAACCTACGGATGATATCGATTTACCAGACTGTCTACATGCTAATATGATTGAGAATCGGTTATTATTAAAATGATCAAACATATTCCGTTGATAATCATATGGTTTAAACGCCACTAAGCCATCATCAAGAGATATTATCTTGACGTACTTTTCTACAAAGTACGAAGGATTCTTCATACATTTCTGATATTCTTTGATTTCTTTTAATGTAAACTGAGCTTCAACTCCGTCTCTTTTTACATTAGGATTTCCAAGATAACCAAACTCATTATTCTTTATCGGCATTAATCACTTTTTCATCATTGTTAAGTAGCATTCGCTGTAAATCAGTAGTACTACCTATAAACATATTGTTGTTTGTTACTTTACCTGCTTCTTCTTTTTCTTTCTTTCCAACTAGATCTTGTTTGTTCTTTTGAAGAGCCATAAGCTTATCAGTCACATCACCAATGTCTTTAATAGACTTGGCCAAGACTTCGAATGCTCGTGGATGTTCTGATTCTTGAGCAATCTCTACGAGAGAATCTAATGAACCCATACCTTTACTTATAAGCTCTTTATATGTATCACGTGAAAACTTGTAGTCATCATTAATATCTTTTTTCGAAGCAATCTCTTTCTCCAATGCAGCATTCTTTGTTTCTGCTGGGAGATTCTTTTCTAAGGATTGCTTGAATGCTTCTTTTTTATCAATCATGAGAAGTCACTATTATCAATTGTTGTAGTTACTGTAAAGTCAGACTCGGTATCAGTCGTACCGACTTTTATATCCATACTCGATATAGTATTAATATCGGCAGTAAGTGATATATCGCCAACAATATTAATTTCCTGTATAACATTATTGCTATTTACATATATTGGACTACCTACTACATATCCGGTTGTATTACTTTCAACTAACCTTATAGTAGTCGAAGTGATAGATTCAATCGTTCCTGACCAAGTTCTAGATCGATCAGATCCTTGATATATAGTAGCTCCAGGCACGAAGAAAGTTGGATATGATATGGGTGTAGCTGATGTAATAACTGTACCAAAGATTCTTTCTTCTGTAAAATTGATAAGCACTTGACGAATAATTCCAGGTGCAGTCAATGGCCCATAAAATGACATCTTCATCGTAAAGTCTAAGGTGTAAATCAACACTCTTCGACTATTATAATCGCCTTCGTATTGATCATCAAAAGATACATCATTAAGTATAATAGGTACATCTTGTTTAAACGATGTCATATCGTCTATTGGTTTTATCGCTACTGTATATTCTGGTTGAAAGTACGGTATGATTTGTTCTAATATTTGCAAGCCATCATCTTGGTTTTTTGCCATAATGTTTAACTGCATATTAATATTATATGGTGCTTGTTGTTTAATCGACTTACGAGATGTAATAGATGCAGTAGTAGTTACAGGGAACGTACCCCACGATACTGGGGTCATTGCTGATTGTTGCACTAGTGCAATATCATACCAGCGATTCATAGTAGCTTGAGTTATTTCCCAATAATATACAGTCGTCGGTTGACTAAACATAAATGCAGTAGTATCAACAGCAAATGCATCTGCAACGCGTAATAACAGAACGGCCTGTTGAGTACCGTCATTGCCTAGCCCTGTTGAAGGTGTATCAAACAATTGGAGACCAGTTAAAGTATCTCTAAGACCATTCTCTGTTGTCGGGTGAACACCTGTTACATTAGTTGGCACGAAAAGTTTAATCACATAACGTGATTCCGCTTGATATGCGGTTATTTTAGAGCCAGGAATTGTTGTAGGGTCTTGAGGCCAGGGAGCATATTGATGCATCGGGTCAATCCGGATTGTATAAACCTTTTCACCATTAAAGTCTACTCCAGCTGAACCATCAATATTCCTTAAATTTAAGACTGGATTAATATATTTTTGGTTCGCGAACGTTCTTCCTAAGTAAGGTTGTTGAGATTGTGCGAATATTGCCGGCTGCGCGGGTGTAGTCTGGTTCAGTGGTAAGATCTTAGTAAAATCAGTAGATACAACTTCACTAGCTCCAACCGTAGTACTTGTTGGTTCGTCAATACTTGATCGTCTTTGAAGCTTTTTACTTGTATCAAAGTCTACTCCAGTTATTTCGAAAGCCATTCGAGGTAACTTCATTGCTACTGATGCGTCTTGTCCAGTTTCAGAGTCAAGCCGAGATAAGAATTTTTGTTTAGGCCCATAAGCTAATGGTACTTTTACTTGATTAACAAGAGAACCATCACCTTTCTTACGAGCAACTGTAATATTATTAAATATTGTACCAAAAACAGCAACTGATTTACGTACTGTGGCATGATAAAAATGTGAACCAAACATTATAATGTCTCCGATGGATCACCGAATGGATTAGATTCGGAGAAGTCAATAAAGTTATCACCTTCAATTTCGAATTGAACGTTTTTAGCTTGTGAATCTGATGAAAAGGTATTAGCGACATTATCATCAGCTAACGTATATACATTCGTTATAACACAAGTATTTGTAGATGTTGATCCAACGAGATTAGCGGAGAATCCAAGAGATGCTGAAGTTACTAAGAAGTTACGTGAAGAGTCTGTAATAGTAGCAGCATTAGTTGTATCTATTGTACCTATATTTGATATAGTTATCGTTGCAGCAACTGTCGATATTTTATTGACAGTTTGAACTTCACCGAATACTGTAATTCCTGTTGCAACCGTTTGAGTAACAGTTTCACCTACTACATAATGTTCACCATTAGTAACAGTTACATCTAAGGTAACTTGATACGAGTTAATAATCTGTGTATCATCGATTGTACCTATACCAGTTTCCATATCCTCATTATTGTATTCGAATAGAGCACATTTAAGCTTATAAACGGGTAAGTTAGACAGTTGATAAAATGGCTGTTCTTCTTCAACAAAGCTAATTTCAAAAAAACTATTACTTAATGGTAGATATATTAAATCACCAGAATCAGGTTTTGGATTTGCTGAAATTGAGTTAATTCCAATAAATTTTTGCCATTGTCTTTTTGAAATAATAAAAGTGGCTTCGTCTCTTATCTC